CAGACCAAATAAGTTACGGCGTTAACTCGAACGTTAGCGCAGCTCTTAACTCTCTGGACGAGAAATCGCACACGCATGATAACAAGTCTGTGCTCGACCTGCTTTCCGCCGCCGATGGCAAACTGCAATATGACGGTAAAGCCGTGGAGAGTAACGGCAACAACGACTTTATAATAAACCTGACGTTGGTTGTCGGCGATGATGACTTTACAGCTACCAGTGATGTGTCAAAAGCTGATATAGATGCCGCTTATACCGCCGGAAAAAATCTTATCGTACACGCGGCACTTTCCACCGTGGTATATACGCTGCCATTGTTTTCAGTGTTGCAAAACCAAGGAGACAACACCACCACTTTTATTTTTGGCGCAACGTTCGGCGGGCAGACGATTTACGCCGAATTAAACACAGATTGGGTCATTAATATTTCCAATGTTGGTGCTTATGATATTGGATATGAAAACGCAGCTCTGCAAGGTGTAGACAATGTCAAAGCCGCACTGGATGCTCTCGTTACGGCACAGGTCGCCACGGGCACGGAAATCACCCTCGCTGACAATACGGAATATCGCCTTGAGAATGTCACGACCTTAACTCTGACATATCCGACCGGCAATTTTGAGTGCTGGCTCAAGCTATCTTTTGCCGCGAGCGGGTCAATCACCGTTACCTTGCCGACTGGCACTAAATACATCGGCAACGCGCTGAGCTTTAGCAATGGCGAGGTTTGGGAGATGTCAATCAAAGACGGCGTTGTTATCGCTCAGAAGGTCGGTGACGGCACATGAGACGCAGGCTAATGGCATTTGAAAAATCAGGCGGCAGCGTAGGTCTCCCTGACGGCTACACGGCTGTGAATTATATCCAATCTTCCGGCACGCAGTGGATAGAAATGGGCGTTGCGCCGAGCCAAAACACAAAGGTCGTTTTAAAAATAAAAATCAACTCGTTGACGAATCAAGGCGCGTCGCTCATCGGCAGCAGAACAGACTTAAATTCGACCGACCAGTTTACGACATATTTAGACAACTATGGCGGTTCAAGATTTCTGTTTCGAGTGGACGGACAAACAAGTACCACCTCTTTCAGCGGAGTAAAAACCAACACATTTTATACCGTAACACTTTCGGCATCAGAAATGAGGTTCGAGCTTGAAGATGGAACTATAGCGTTTTCAAGCACATTTTCCGTTTCTGATTTTACTTCAACGGTAACTATGGCATTGTTCAAATCAAAAGGCGTTAGCGGTGGGGGCTTTCAAGGTAAGATTTATGGTTGTAAACACTACAACGGCGATAAGCTTATTCAGGACTTTGTGCCTTGCCTTGATACAGAGGGTGTACCGTGTATGTTTGATTTTGTTTCTCGAAAGCCTTTCTATAATGTAGGTACAGGCTCTTTTACTTGGGGGTGATTAAATGTACGGGAAACTGGTCGGCGGCGAGCTTCGCGGTGCGCCGAGACCGATAAGAACAGAAAACGGCGATGTCTTTACAAATGACCCGGCATTGCTCTTACAGTACGGATATAAGCCGATAATCACGGCGGACTACCCGAGCGACGGGAAAAACTATATCGCCGCATGGACAGAAACAGAGACGGAAATCACACAGACGTGGACAGAAGTCCAACAGTCTGACGATGATCCGATATCCGATTCCGAAGCACTGGAAATAATCACAGGAGGTGCGGAAACATGACGCGAGCAGAAGCAAAAGCTTATCGCGGCAAGATAGATGGCGTTTTGACAAAGGTCACGACGGACGCGGAAGCTTTAGAGTATGCCGAGCTTTATCCGCTGTGGAGCGGGTATGTCAATTATGCCGTCGGCAGTATCGTGCGCAGACCGAGCGGGCTGTATAAGTGCTACAACGCTATATCGGCAAATCCGACATGGTTGCCGGAAGATACGGCGGCACACTGGGAGCGCATCACGGTCGGCGAGGATGGCACGATAGACAACCCGATAACCGCCGCCGAGGGCATGAGGTATTTTAAAGACAAATACTATCTCGACGGAGGCAAAATTTACAGATGCACAAGAGACGACAGCGGCGGCGAGGGCACGATTTTACAGTATCTTCCGTCGCAGCTTGTGGGCATTTACTTCGAGGAAGTGGATTAATGCGCGAGATAATGGTCGATTTATGGAGGAGCTCTCGCTTTAATATAGGCTATGTTGGGGAAAACGAAGCAACCAAGCTCATATTTCAACTCACAACAGATTTACAAGGCGCAGACTTCTATGTTATAGAGTTTTTAATTGACGGCAAAGTAAAAAGAGTTGAAGGGATTGAGCCGCAAGACGGAGTATTGCCTTATATTGTCTCGTCGGACTTAATGATAGAAGAGGGCGATATAGCTATACAGGTTTGGGCTGGCAAGAACGATGCTATTATTAAATCACCTGTTGTTTATGGTCGAATAAACGGGGGTAAAGATAACAACGTCTCGTCCGGTTCTTGTTATCACTCAAATCAAAAGGTTCTTGATAAGCTCGGGGAGAACGATAAGGGCGAATTAACTTTTAACAACAATCCTGTGAGTGGAGCTGGTAGTTACGCCATAGGTGATGGTCTTGTGGTTAAAAACGGCAAACTCTCCGTTGATACTGCAACTGCCGTTGAACAAGACAATACAAAACCCATAACCTCTGCTGCGGTATATACAGAGGTTGGAAATATAAACGCCCTTTTAGCAACAATTTAAGGAGGCTAAATAATGAGCACACAAACTGAAATTACCAGATTACAAAATGCGAGAAATAAGCTAAGAACTTGGGAAGTTGGCTTAGGCATAGCCACAAGCACTGATAAACTTGATGAATTAGCAACAAAGGCAGCCGCAATCAAGAATCAGGGTGCTATTGATGCCAGCGTCCAAGAAGGCGAAAGTTATACAATTCCCGCAGGCTATCATAATGGTAGTGGTACTGTTAAAGGTGTCGCTGGTGGTGGTAACTATTCACTTCAGACAAAATCTGTAACGCCTACCAAAGGGCAACAGTCTGTTGTACCAGACCAAGGTTATTATGGTCTGTCCGCTGTCACCGTTAATGCGATACCGGAGAACTATCAGGACGTAAGCGCCGTTACTGTTGAGGAAGGCGATGTCCGCGCAAACAAGACTTTTATTAAAGCTGATGGTTCAACTGCCGCTGGTACTCTTGCAGACAATGGTGCGGTAACAAAAATTCTTGATGCATCCACAGATAATCAATCTTATACTGTCCCTGCGGGCATACACAACGGCAAAGGCACTGTTTCAATCGTTCTTGAGACCAAAAGTGCAACTCCCACAAAGAAAGCTCAAGATATTACTCCTACTGCGGGTAAAGTTCTTAGCAAGGTTTCTGTGGCTGCTATACCCGATAAATATCAAGATATTAGTGGTGTAACTGCCGCAGCAGGAGATGTTCTTACCGGCAAGAACATTGTGGGTGCTGATGGTTCTGTTATTGAAGGTGCGATGGCAGATAATGGTGCTGTTGAGAAAGTCCTTGATGTCACTACTGGCAACCAGTCTTACACCGTTCCTGCTGGGTATCATAATGGCGAAGGCACTGTCTCAATTGTTGTTGAGTCCAAAGCAGCTACACCTTCTAAAGCAGAGCAGGTTATATCTGCAACTAAGGGCAAGGTTCTTGATAAAGTTACCGTAGCCGCGATTCCTGCGGTATATCAAGATGTTACAAAAGTTACTGCTGCGGCAGGCGATGTGCTTGCAGGCAAAAAGATAGTCAGCGCGGATGGTACTGTTGTTGATGGTACTATGGCTGACAATGGTGCAGTAACCAAGGTTCTTGATGCAACAGCCGATAACCAGTCCGCCGCAATTGCAGGTGGCTACCATAATGGTGAGGGCTCGGTTTCAATTGTTCTTGAAGAGAAGAGCGTTACTCCTTCAAAAACCGCACAATCCATCACCCCCACCAAAGGTAAGGTTCTCAGTAAGGTTACAGTCGCCGCAATTCCCGCAGACTATCAGGATGTTACTGGTGTTACAGCAGCCGCCGCAGATGTAGTTGCGGGTAAGAAGATTGTTGATGCTGAGGGTAATGTTGTCACTGGTACCATGGCAGATAATGGAGCAATTTCTGTAACAATTGACGGCTTGACTACGACTTCCTATACTGTTCCTGCGGGCAAGACTTCCGGTGGTACTGTTACTCTTACCGATGATATAGAGAAGCTTCTTGCCGCAATATAAAGTCAGAACTCGGGAGGTTAAAGGATAATGGCTACAATTGCGCCAGCAGATTCAAAGATAGGTCAGCAGATAATAAGAATAACAAATGCCAAAAATGCACTTGCAGACTATTTAAAGGATAATACTGATTTGGCTACTGAGAATATGTCAATAAACGAGTTAGTAGAAGCAATACTGGCGCTTATTGGACAGAAAGGAGCCTATAATATAGTACAGAATTTGCTTGATGATGGAAATTCTGAGTTGGTAATTACAGATGCGGGCGGGTCGAGTTCGAGTAATTTTGACGCACTTATTACGAGAGAGATTAGTGGGATTTATACAAATAGTCGCGTTACGACAATTGGTAGGGCTGCTTTTCAAAGATGCGTTCAGCTAACAGGAGTTATATTACCCAATGTCACTGAGGTCGATGATAGTGCTTTTCGTGACTGTTCTACTCTGAAAGAAGTTTCATTACCTAAAGCAGTAAATATTGGAGTCTATGCATTTCAAAGCAGTGGAATAGAGCGTCTTAGTTTACCATCTTGTGTTTCTTTGAGCGGCAACACTTTTGGTGACACTAAAAACCTAATATCTCTTACACTACCTTTAGTCACACGTCTCAATTATTATAATACATTCTATGGCTCTTCAATAAAGAAGCTGGACACTTCTTCGGTGGAAGTTATTGGAAATTTCGCAGGAGCTTCTAATCTGGAGACATTGATTTTACGGTCATCCACTATATGCACTCTTGCCAGTGCTAATGGTTTTGCCGATACAAAAATCGCCGCAGGCACTGGCTACATCTATGTCCCCGACAATCTCGTAGAGTCCTATAAAACCGCAACCAACTGGGTGACTTTTGCCAACCAAATTAAGCCTATCTCAGAATTGGAGGGAACCACATGATTAAGACAGAGACTCTTTCAAACGGTCTTATTCGCACTTATAGCGATGAAAGCAAAATAATCAAAAAAGTCGGTACAGAAGAGCTCTATTCTGACGCTATTGACCTATCAACTTCTAATTATACTTATACTGAAACAGATGAAGTGATCGAATGTACTGATTCTGAAGTGATAAAAATAATAACAGGGGGTACTGCTTAATGAGTCTTGATACAAGCAAAGTCGTTGAATCAGTGACCTATAACGGTACTGCTTTTACCCTAAAAGGAGGCGGGACAACCGCCTCCGAGGTAGACTACACAAATACAGCAATGGAAGGTGTTACCAATGTCAAAGGCGCGCTTGACCAGTTGGTTGAAACGCAAGCGGACCAATCTACTGGTATCGGCTCTCTTGGCGTTACTGTTGACGAGTTGGATGCGGAAGTCAAAACGAATACAACTAACATTGCCACGCTCACTAAGACTCAGCAGTCACATTCGACGAGCATTAGCACTCTTAATGGGGAGTATGAAGAGCTGAACAAAAAGGCTCACACCCATGACAATAAAGAGGTTTTAGACCTTTTAAAATCAACAGACGATCATAAAACTCTCTATTTCAATAATATTGAGCTTGCTAATGAAGTAGTTATAAATGAAGATGGAGCAACAACGATTACTCTTGCTCATAACACGGACTATATGCTTACCAACGTGACTTCATTAACCATATCTTTTCCTACAGGGGTTTACTTGGGTACGCCCCTATATCGATCTTCACTTTCTTTTCAGTCGGGCACAACTGCAACTTCATTCACCTATCCTTCAAACATTCTTTGGAGTGGATTTGATATAGTAAATGGCCAGTTTGTACCGGCAGCAGGAAAATATTATAGTATCGTTTTTTGGCAAGACGCTTTTGGTTATAATGCTGTAGTAAGGGGCGTGTGGTCATGAACACTCTTGATGAAAGACGAAGATATATGATGGGAGAAATTGATTATGGTCTTCCCAAAGGCTATATGCCAGTTGAATATTTGGAATCAACAACTGAAAAACAATGGTTTGATACAGGTATAAAAGCAGCTTCCAATCTTACTATAGAGGGCGAGTGGTATGTTGATCGCAACACTATTGCAGATGACTATGTAATTTTCTATCAAGGCGAAAATTCTATTAACATCTATTCTTTTGGTCTACTTACCTATAATACAGAGTCATCTAATAACTGGTGTTGGACAATTGGCTCAGGGCGAGAAGCCTTCCAAAATCCGACCGATCATATTCTCAAGTTTCATAGTAAAACTACAAATAAACAATGTATAATAAATGGAGTCGTAGAGAAGACTTATTCTTCCAATAGCTTTACTTCTCGTAGAGATATTTTTATATTTGGTACTTCTTCCAGCACTCGTATTAGAACGCATAAAGGCGATGATGGTACCAAAAGAATCTATTGGATGAAAATATGGAGCGGAGACACTCTCGTAAGGGATTTTCAACCTTGCTTAGATACCTCTTCGACTCCCTGCCTTTATGATCGTGCGTCAAAAACAACATTTTATAATAAAGGAAGTGATAAGCTTGGATATCATTTACTATAAGTTCATAGATGAAAATACCCGTCCTGTTCCTTTTTGCGGATGGTATGAGAATAACGGACAAATAATTACCAATCCCCCAGCAGATTTTATAAAATTGCTTGGATATAAGCCTATAGTTGAAGATGAATATCCAGAGCTTACCGCCGATCAGGATGTTGAAATTTATTGGGTAGATGATGATGAATCAATTAAAATGTCTTATCGAGTTATAACAGCGGAAGACATAACCTCAGATGAAGCATTATTAATTATAACGGGTGGTGAATCAATATGACAAGAGCAGAAGCACAGAAGTTTAGAAAACAGGTAGAGGTGGCGGCTGCGCTGTTACCCGATGAGCAAGCGGTCGAGTGTATAGATTTATTTCCTACATGGCAGACTATAGATTATGCGATTGGAGATAGGTGTCGTTATAAGGGCGTTCTTTATAAATGTTATAATGCAATTACGGGCAATTCTCCTGAGTGGACACCTGATGTAACTCCCGCGCATTGGGAAGTTGTAGCAAAACCCGAAGAAGAGGGTACTCTTACCAATCCTATTACTGCTGCGGTTGGTATGCGTTACTACAAAGATAAATATTATAAAGAAAACGATAAGATTTATAAGTGTACCCGCGAAGATGTTGCGGGCGAAGGTACAATTTTGTATTATATGCCGTCAGACCTTGTTGGTACTTATTTCGAAGAAGTAGAAGTCTAAGCGGAAAGGAATGGTCATAAATATGAACATAGCTATGTCTATCGGACACGGCAAAAACGAAAAAGGCGGCTACGACAGCGGTGCGTGTAGCGGCAATTTTCAAGAATTTAAAATTGGTCGTGAGATCGGCAAGTATGCAGCGGCAGCTCTTCGTGAGTACGGTTGCAATGTAACGCTGATAAATTACGACGCAGACAAGAGCCTTTATAGCCGCATTAAGACTATAAACGCTGGTAAGTACGACCTTGCTATGGAAATACATCTTAACGCCGCCCACGGCACCGGATCTGAAGTCTACTATAAAGTAGGCAACAACGCCGGTAAAGCAATAGCCGGTGCAATCAGTAAGAGTATTGCTACTAAGTTCGGCATCCCGAACCGTGGAGCAAAAGTTAAGGTGCAAAATAACACAAACTACTTTGGTTTCGTCAGAGAGGTTAAATGTCAGAGCCTCCTCGTCGAAACCGTTTTTATTGATACAGCCTCTGACCGTAAACATGTTGAGAACGCGTCTGGGCAGAAACAGTGTGGTATAGCAATAGCCGACGCGGTTGCTTCTGTATATAAGCTTAAGAAAGCAACGACGAGTACCCCGTCTGCTACGCCGACAACGCCCTCTACTCCTGCCCCGTCCACTTCTGCTATAAAAGCGGGAGATGTCGTTAAGATTACGGGTAAGAAGTACGCTACGGGTCAGAGTATTCCTGTATGGGTTAAGCTCCGTAAACACACAGTTAAGTCTGTGAATGGTAACAAAGTTTTGCTTAAGGAGATTAACTCATGGGTATACGCGGCAGACCTTTCGGCGGTTAAGGGTGTATCAAGAGAAATAGGCGTGGGCTCCACAGTAACAATTAAGTCTGGTGCGGTTTACGGTGGACTTTCCAACACAAGGGGTAAAGCAGTTCCTAAAGCTCAGCTCGCGCCCACAAAACATAAGGTCTCAAAAATTCAAACAAACGGCGGCGTAAAGGAGGCTCTGCTTTCAGATATCATGTCGTGGGTTGCCATTAAATATCTTGAGGAGGTATCATAATGGCAATCAGTATGGACGCCTTGGAAGCAGAGATAAAGAGCCTCAAGAGGCGCGTCGAGGTGCTTGAAAAAGAATATACCACTCTTAGTGGCGAGGTTAACGCAATAGATAAAACACAGACTGTTGTAACTTCTAAGCTTAATACGGTTATTGAGACCCTTGGAAAGCTTCAACAGGCAATAGACGATTTAAAAGACCGTCCCAGTAAGCGTTGGGAAACCATTGTGTCCGCCCTTATCGGCGCTGCTGTAACAGCCTTTATCGCATTTATACTCGGGAGGTAAGATTATGCAGAAATTTAAAGACATCATTGAGAATCTTAGTAATGTGTCGGTCGGCACTTGGGTTCGTCTTATCCTTATGGCGGGCTCTCTTGTCAACCTTACACTCGGTGCATTTGGCGTTGCGGGTATCAGTTTTGATGAGAATCAGCTGTACGCAATAGTCAGCGTCGTGCTCGCCATCGTAACTGGCGTCGTCAGCTATTGGAAGAACAATAGCTTTACTGCGGCAGCTCAGGCAGCGGACGAGTTTCTTCATGCTCAGGGCAATGCTCACGAACAGAGCGAAGTAAAACCCGATGAAGACGCAAACGAGAATGAAGAAGGCTAAGTGAAAATTAAAAACGCGGGTAGGGAGAAATCCCTACCCGCGTTTTTAACCTAAAAGACGGAAGCGGTCTTGCCCAAGCAAGACCGCTTCCGAAATAGGTGTATAGGAACCAACGGGGTTCTTAACTGGAATTATATCACGTCAACAAAGAAAGTCAACCGTTATTCTTTATTTTAGCCTTATTTTTACTGTATTTAGATTGCAAACTTGAAACTCGAATATCTCGCGAGTATAACTTGTAGGCTAAAATTACCGTCCGAGATTTGCCATAAATTCTGTGCCCCATCTGGTCGCCTGTCCCTCATACCATGCGTCGTCGTAGGCGGGCAGAGAACTGTATCTATACCCCTTTATCCGCACGAGATATTCTCTGTACCAATACCGTATCATTGAGGGAATACACACGAGGAACGGCATAAAGAAGCCGTAGAGTGTGTTTTGAATGGCATGGCCGTGTTCGTGGTATGTAATCTCGCTCTCAGACTGGTTATCCGTGATTATCGTCAGTCCGAGTGATACACCGCCCCAACCGTTGCCGATTCTGAATCTTATACAATAACCGCACAGCTCCGGTTTTCTAAGAAGCAACAGCATAACTGCGGTGGCAACCACGCCTATAAGCGTCATAGGTAAACCCCAAGTGAACGACAAAACATAGAACAAAAGCTTGTTACTCTTCATCACTTCACTCCCGTAGAACCGAACCCGCCTCTGGGCTGGTCGTCGAGATAATTTACTTCATCAAGTCGCACTTTAGTCATAGACTTCACCATGCGGAACTGGCATATTCTGTCGCCCTTTTCGATCTTCGTATCTTCAAGAGCTATCGCAGGGAACATCCACACATCGTCGTCGCCGCTGTAGCTGTTGTCTATAACCCCCATACTGTTAGCCTGTATAACCTTGAAGTTCTTATATGTACTGCTTCTCGGCACAACATGACCCTCGTAACCATCGGGAAACTTCATAGACACGCCAAGAGATATAAGCTTAAACTCTCCCCTCTTAAGCTCTACGGTCTCGGCGGCTCTGAGGTCTATCCAATCGCCCTGTGATATTTTCTGAAGACGCTCCATGTCCGCGTCGTGATACTTTATTTTAATCTTCTTCATTATTCTTCTCCTTATTCTTTTTATCCAGTCTATAATCCTCAAGGAAGTAAGCTACCGCTTCAAGCTCGTCGTCTGTAAGAGACTCCATAAAAATATTGTCTCGTCTCGAATAACCACACTGCACGAGGAAAGTATTAAGGTACTGTCCTATCAGATCAACGGTCGTGTCGCCAAAATCGCTATACACCTGAAACTCTGACGACGACGTGTAGGTGAGACCGTACTCGTCCTTTAATTCAAACTTAATTGTGAGTTTATCTTCCATATTGCCTCCTCAACTTATCTTCTTTGCGTACTGGTTGTTGCTCGCCAACATCACCCCAAGAACATCGTCTCTGTGGGGTTCTTGGTTTGGGACAAACCGTCCGAACTTTACGATAATGTTTTTGTATCGTCTAAGCTCGTTTAGTTTAGGTTCAATTTCATCGGGCATATACCCCGTGTAAACTATAATAGGGTCGTCTGTGCGCTGACGAAAATAGTCAATAACCTCAAGAAGCTCTTCTATTTGGAGCATAGGCTCCAATCCGCCAAACACAATTGCTCTCGTTACAGTGCTCGACTGATAGAGTTCAAACAGCCTATACGGAGCAACCTCGATGGTAGGAGAAGTCGCGAGGGAAGAGTTTTGACACAGCTTCTCCCCGCAATCTCTCTCACATTTCCAGTCGCAACCGTTAGCACCTATAAGCATCGCAGGATATTTGTAGTCCCCAAATGTCTCTACTTCGATTGCTTTTACTCGCATTAAAGTTCTCCTATATTATTAAGGTCGAACCAGTCGCGCATAGCAAACTCTTTCTTACGAGCCTCAGAGTAGGTCTTGGTGGGCGTAAGGAATCCAACTATACGCTGATAGGTCGTCTCAACGGGATGCCCGCACTCAGGGCAAGTATCTCCGAAGAATCCGTGGTTATTGTCACAAGCCGATATACGAAGATTAAAGGCGAAGTAATTGACACCCGCATCTGCCACATAATTCATCATATACCAAGCTTCGTCGAAACTGTTGAACGGAGAACTGATGTTAATATGGACTATACTGCCGCCTGAACAAGCCTTGTCAAGAATAGCGCTTACCCTAACCTTTTCGGCTATGGTTGTCTTTATGCCAAGCGGAATCCACTGGTTGCCGTACAGAGGAAGGTCATATTTTTCATCGGGGAAGAACAGCTTGTCTTTCTCCATAAGAACAGCCGCAGCCCTCTCTCCGGGAACCTGTTCGATGTTCATCATGTAATCCTTGTCCTTGACGAACTCGTCTTTAGTTTCGGTGATTGTCGCGAGTATCTTCTTAGTAAACTCCACGCCCTCGTCTTTATAATATGTGTTACCAAACTCGTCGCGGTAAGTGTAGCCAAACTTCTGCAACGCCTCGTACACGCCAATAATACCGATGGTGTTGTACTGCGACTTCATGTTAATAATACCGAGCGCGTAGTTGGGAAGCAGCCCCTTTTCTGTGTTTCGCTTCATAATGTCTCTAATAACATCAAGAGTTTTTGCGCAGGTAATTACTCGACCCTTAAGAGCTTCGAGATACTCTTCTTCAGATGTCGTCTCGTAGGCAAGACGAGCAAGGTTTATCGTGTTTACCTTGATAGAACCGACCTCAAGTGCCGACCCGCCTATGCTGTTGAAGTAACCAAGCTCCTTTATGTTGCTTTTAAGACGGCAGTTATGTGTGATTATACCGTTCGGCAGGGTGAAATAGGGCTCATCCTCGTCACTCATCTCAAAGCAGTAGCAGAACTCATCATCGGTATTTATGGGCTCTATTGACTTCACCTTAAAATAAACGGAGTTGTTATTCCATTTGTAGATATCCTTACTTGCCCTCTTATAGGTCTCATACCAACGAATACAATACAGAGGATAATTACGATTAAACTCTTCACCGCGAATAACCACAGCTCCCTTTCCCGTTCTATCAGACACATTAACAATAGTGTTAAAACCGAGAGAAGTGCAAAGTGCTTCTATGTTGTCAATCAGCTCTTTTGAGGTGCTGTATATACGATTGCTGTTGCCACCGTCGGTCACATAGTAGCCATCAAGAATACCTCTTCTAAACTCTATTGACTGCAAGAGAACATTCATATTTAGAGTTTTTTCGTAACAGTATTTGCCACCAACATACTCTCTTATAAATTCTGCCACTTTGTTACTTATTATAGTTATAGGGTAAACATTATTATGAATCTTGCCCAATCTAACTTGAGCGTCACCGATTTCTTTCGCGGCTATATCGAGTTCTTTTATTGATGACTCGTATTTCTCTTTATTTAGAGACAGGCAGATTGTCGTGCTTTTATTTGTGGCGTCCTCGCCGGACATACTGCCATCGCCAAGATACATACCAATCATATACCCCTGCTCGTATGTGAGGTGCTTATCTGTCTCATGCGGAGCATTAAGAGCTTTTGTGTTGAACAGTATATAATCATCAGTGGTGAGATCGGTCGTCTTAATATCGCCTCTGAGTGTAGGTGTTATATGATTATCAGTGATAATTAGCTCTTTGTTGTTTACTGTTGTGACTTTATAAAACGGTCTTGCAGGAAGCTTAATTGCTTTGCCTTTACGCCAATTACCGTTGTGGAATATAACTAAATTTCTGCGAGCGTCAGTATATCTGGCATCACAGAGTTCCTTAAATGAGGTCAGAGCCGCTCCGCCAGTGCTTGATCTCGCAAGAACTTTCTGTGACCCAGCAAAACAGCAGTTACTCAAGCTTGTAACATCCTCTGACACAAAAATGTTGCTATCCGCCCACTTCATGTTATGACGACAACACCACTTCGCAAAGTCTTCATCTACGAACTTGCCGTTCTGTCTAAGAAGAGCGAACGAAACGACCGGAAATGTCATAAGGTTCTCTCTTCTTGTATCAGAAAGCACTTTCATAAACGCTTTCTGATACTCCTTAATCTCGTCGATATAATCTATAATGAATGTGCCATCGGGGAACTCTTTGCCGCCGAAGAGTGCTTCGAGATACGGCTTATCAAATATTGAGAAGTTGGTAAAAGCCGACTGGATTCCACCTCTCAGATAGGGCTGATTAAGTCGATAGATTATCTCCTGAAATGACTGGTCTCTGTAATATTCAGGCGACTTTACAAAGTAACCCTCGTCGCAATCTTTCTTCCAGAAGTAATACGAATAAACGAGGAAGCTCGGGAGTCCAACCGCGCCCGAGGATCTATTGCACGTCCACGACACAAACTCACTGACAAAATCAGTGTATGTATTGAGGTGCTGAGGCGGAGCCGCATTGAAGTTATCTATAAAATAAAGTCCGCGCTTCACCAGTTCGTCTATATCATAAGCAAAGCAATACGGAACCCAAGACGAACTATGAGCGTCGTGCAGATAAAAGTGTCCGTCCCACTCGCCCTTCAACCATTCAGCGGCATCCTCGTGTCCGTACTTCTTAGTTAGCTCATGAAATATCTTGTTGAACGCCAGAAGCTTTGAATGCGGCTTTGACATTTCATTTATGAGCGAAACAATATCCTTGTGTGCAACATTCGCGTTGCCGTCTATACTCGCGTCTGCTATGGTCTGCTTATCAACAAAATTATCAATGAAATCGGTATAGTTGAGCTGTTTATCTCCAAATCCATTGAGCTCACTCAGTCTCTCCGGGTAAGCATTTTGCAGACGATTATATTCAATTACGAAACTTCTATCGAGACTATCTATATTGAACTTCATATATCACATCACCTCATTAACCCATTTAATCGCTTCGACGAAAGTCATTATCTTTCCGTCAACCTCAAGCATAGGAGCCGACATAAAGCCCTTATCTCTCATAACGTCCACATCGGTAACTTCTTCGTAATCCACTCCCTTCTGTTTTAGCTTGGTCGTCAGCACATTGCATTTAGGGCAATGCGTCGTATAAAGTGTTACTTTCATGTTTTGTGAACCTCCGTATGTATAAGTTAAGCCTCATGTGCTACTCGTCCGCAGCACGGGCATTTTGACATTGTGTAAGGCGCGTACACAACAACCCTGTGCGCCCCGTCGTATGATTCGCGAACAATCTCTTCCCCTGTCAGAACATAGCTATCTATGTCCGCCTCGAAAACACACCCGCAGGTCGGGCACTTAAATTCAAGTTTTTTACTTGCTCCGTTTCTAAGAATGTTAATCACTCTATCAGTCCTCCTCGTAAGGCTCGGGGAGCGTCTGCCATGCCACCACAAAAGTGAGTACGCCGTCAACGCTTCCACCCTCAACTGCATCTACAGGCTTATCCACGCCGTCAATCTCCCAAGTCATCGAGTCGGCGTCGTACCACGCTGTAACGGTCGCTCTCTCGTTACGAGGACCCGAGTGTATACAGTTGATTGAATAAAAGAACTCTTCAATCGTCACGACAAACTTGCCACTGTACTCAGGCAGGTCGCCGACGGTTTCTATTGAGTGCCATTTGGCATTAGGTACTCCCTTGCAGTCGGCGGGACAAGTATGTATCTGTGGCTCGTCGCTCTTGTGATCGCTACAAGTCTCATCTTTGGCAGTCACATCTACAACCTCGTCTATCCAATCAAATATCTCATTAATGATTCTCTTCATTTTTAAAACTTCCTTTCTTGATTATACCCATCTTTTTAGCACATTCTTCGCAGATATTCCTTTGAATACAATGATTCCCTTTACCACCCCTGAGCTCCGCACGACTACCTATAATAAATATCCTGTGCTCGTTTGTGATGACTTCGGGATATATGGTTCTTCCGCAGCTTTCACATATAAAAATCTCACGCTCAAGTGTGTTGCGATATAAATCATATGCATCCGCAACCGCATCCTCCCACGATATCTCGCCGCGGAGATATGGAGCTAACGGGTCGGTTATATTTGTAATCATAAATTTATTGCCTCCAAGTTGCTTTATCTCTTTCTCATGCAATCATCCCACAATCAGTGTCCTTCGGAGCTTCTGTGTCGGGTCGAATTATCTTCTCGATTTCACCGCCACACGCCGCATATCCCGCCGCATCTATCCAGTTATCAGCCTTTCCCCTACCGGTCGCCACTCTCGCCATTTTAAAAAGCACCATCATGGCGGCGACATCTTTGCAGGTTAGTAGAACTTTCTCGCCCGGGAAAGCCGCGTCAAGATAGCTCGTCCACAAATTTGCTATCGCGGTAAAGCTGTTCTCGGGCGAACTGTAGTCCGCCTCTCTGCTCCTGCAAACGCAGTCTTTTGCACCATTTAAAATATCTTCTCTGTTAAAGTAATAGCTCATTTATTTTCCCCTTTATTCGTATTTTATAAATCCATCACCATACAGGCGGTTTAATTCCTCAAACACATGGCGCATACCAAGCCCGTCTTTTGTAGGTCTCCATAGTCCTTCAGCATCGTACTCCCCGCCGCCCAAGCAGTAACTGTATAGTTTCGTATGCGTTTCTTTTAATCTTTGAAACCTTGTAGGTTCTTTTTCAAGGTGTGCTCCAAATCCGCAGAACACACAACCAGTTCGGTCGCACCCCGTAGTCTTAAACTTGCCGTTTTCTTCAACAATGTCGCCGTAAACGGAGGCATAATGCACTTTATATCTGCATAAATACTCAAGCACATCTTGCTCTGTCCAAAATGACATGGGTTGAGAAGTGGGGCGTTTAGCGTCAAAAGCATTGCAACCGTTCGCCATCCAACTGTTTTTTCTTATGTTACTCTCAGTAGCCATAGTAGCAAGTATAGCCTTATTCCCACTCGCTTTCTCATATTTTTTAATAGGCTTCTTTTTCATAACATCGCAACATTTGTGGCTTATGGGAATTTCGGAATCGGTTAGTTTATTCCACTTAACAACCGAATATCGTCCGCCATATTTGGTATCGTGAGGATTATTGGCATTAAATTTCATTGCTGTTTTGCCATTCGGGCATCTGCGTGCCACCGAAAGGCATCCGGACACTTCTTTGCTTATCATCGGATAGCCGTAAGTTTTTATAACATCGCGGAAATTCATCTCGGGTCTGAGCCGTGTTACATTATTAAAAGTCTTAACAAACGCTCGTACTTCGGGATATTCAAGACCTGTGTCAACAAACACCGCTTCTATGTCCGGGTAGAGCTGTCGGGTTATATGTAATAACACGGTGCTGTCCTTGCCACCGCTGAAGCTGATATAAACCTTGCCGTGCCACTTTTGATACCACTCGATAAGCCTTGTCTGCGTGACTTGTATTTTTCTTTCAAGCGGCCACGCTTGCATTGTTTTTAAGTCTTCCGGCGTGTATTTGTTTTTAGACACTTAATCACCTCTCTCACAACGATTTACGTCGCCGCCACACTTACACGATGGTTCACCCTTTTGACCGATGCACACTTTTGTCCCGTGTTCAGCCTTATAATATTTACACTTCTCTTCCTTTATGGGTCTGTTCCAACAAGTTGAGCAAGAAACATCATCACACCAACAGCCGCTGGTTGGAGTGTGGTCGTTGCCATAAAGGTATCTCACACAGTTAGGCGGATAGCCTTTGTTGTCCAATATCGCGTTTGGGAACTTCTCGAGGAAGTTGCTCATGTATGTCTCTACTGGATGTTCCACATCCCACTTCTCAACCATCTCTACAGCCTCTTCGGGGCGCTGAGATTCAACGGTCTCACAACCAAAGGGCTCACCCATAGCAAGCGGACACACGGAGCAGCCATATGACTTCTCACACATTCGCTCTCTTGTTTTAAGGTAATCTATTGCGTCCATATCAGACCTCCTCATTTTTGCTCCTTTCAAAATCGACCATATTTCCATGATTAATTCGGTATCGCAAAGTTTCATGGTTTACGCCAAGAATTCGAGACCATTCAGCAATACTGTGTGTTATTCCATTCCATGTTACATAGTGGTTTCTTCGTGTATTATTTTGTTGAGAATACCTATCTGCCCATTGACAATTTTCTGGAAAATATCCTTTTTCATTATCACGTCTGTCTAAACTTAAGCCTTTTTTATATCCAGACTCTGTAGCCCAATTATGGAACGATTCATAATGGTTTCTCCAGTCATCACATACAGTAATTCCTCTTCCGCCATAACGCTCGAAATTGTCTGCGTTGGGATTGGTACAACGTTGGATCATCCCGCTCCACACAGAATATAATGGACTGGACGTTAAACCGTGGGTTTTCCCATATTCGTGAATATGCTCCTTTCGGTAACACCCACATGAAATGATATCACCAGAAGTTAATGACCCTCGGTACACAACGGTCTCGTTTCCGCAATCACATGCGCATTTCCACCACGTACCGCGGTTCTTGCCTATATGGTCGAGTTCCTTCACTGTTAGCCGACCAAAACGTTTTCCGATAATCGAATAGTCAATCGTTTTCATCACCTCCAGTAATTAGTTCATGATAGGGGAGCGTTTTTATCCACGCGCAAAACTCAACCCACTCGTCAAGTTTATGGTTGCGTCGGGACTTGTATATATTAGCAAGCACTTCGTAGTTTAGTAAGTAAGTTCGACGTTGATTGTAAGAGGACGGAAGAAGCTGAATCATCTCATACCAATACTTTTTATCTTTGGTTTCGAGATACAAGTCACGGTAATTGTTTAAGACTTCAATAATCCATTTCATAACACAAAGAGGGGTATTAAAATACTCGCTATTGTAATCCACGAGATTTTTTCTATCATTCCAGTCGTCGCCCAAATGCTCGTGCGAAAAATCATCAAGCGTGAACTCCTTCGCATGAATCTTATGCATAGTTGAGCAGGAGTTTGAGACCGTACCCACCTTGTATTGGTCGAGCTCTTTAAGCAGATACAAAGGAGCCGTAATATCCGCATATACCGTAATCATCCTCATGAACTTACGATGGTCGGTGCCAGCAGAGCAAAGACGCTTTGCGAGGGCGAGGTCGTTAGAACCGACGATATCTTTCTCTAAATCGGAATCCGACTTATCCCATGAGTTCATAGCATTTCGCGCTGAATATATGGCTCTGGATATACTTGATACAGACTCATTTTCAATTTTTATCATTCGCTATCCCCCTTAAAAAAGCCAGCTATATCAAACCACTTGTCCGAGATGATATTCCCAATTTTTGTTACCGAAGAACCTATCCCATTATCTTCATATCGAACATATTTGCCCGGAAGGTCTTCCCATTTATCTACACCGACTACCCTTAATACTTCAGAAATAGACTCCATAGACTTGGCGCTAAAGACCCTCTTTTTAGTCTCTCGATCATAACTGTCCAACGCATACCCTCCGACACCCCAAACGCAACATCTGGACTCCATATATATTGTCCATGTCAGTATTCCATGGTCTTCTCGACCCAGCATCGTGCCGGTTATTATTGCATTTTCAATTCTACCCATTTAATCTCTCCTTTTTATTCATCTGACCCCTCCACTATCTCTAAAGCTTCCAACACACACTCTGCACACAGCTCGTCGCCGTCCACATAATAAAGCGTCTCCTCTTCGCCGCACTTGTCGCAGAAGTATCGAGTAACACGCCTATGTGGACACGAGTCGCCAAAACACCCAAGTTCAGGCGGACATCCGACGCACTCATTAAACTCTTTCTTCATTATTCCCCTCCGTCGTATTCATACCTGCGCCCAAGTCTCAATAAGCTCTTCCGCCTTATCGTCCTCCCAGTAAAACCCGTCTGAACCTATCATCCTCTGAAGGTTGCATACCAACTGAAAGAATCTCCAATCGGGGACTTTCTTCCACGCTTTACTAAGCGTTTCGAGAAAGCCGTCTATTCTGTCGGGATTCCTTCCGTTACCCATATCTCTCGTCATTATGTATGCTGCCGTACACGACGGGCACACCTGCCGCCCCTCGGGGACTATTTCCCCACAACAAACACATCTGTCTGCATCAGCCATTGTTAAAACCCTCCAACTTATTATCGTAGATATTGCCGACAACCTCAAATTCGGTTGAATCATAATCAAATGTTGTAAATTTTATGCCCGCTTGCCCGATAAAACTCGCGAGACCGTTGTCATAGACAATTTGATAAATGTTCATTTTGCCGAGCCAAACTCTCTTTACTATATCGCCCTCAAAAATATTTATGCCGTTTCTATCTTTCAGACCTATGCACTGTCCTATCGTTTCAGGGATTACAATATAGTGCGAATTCGGCAAGTTGCATTGTTCTATGTACGGAACGGTAATATAATCACAAAGCTTCTCGTCAGTTCTGTAATACTTAGCTTTATAATAATAGCCATGCACCCATTCACCGTTATCTGTTCGCTTACCACGAAATTCTATATCACGCATTGTTGTTGCCTCCTATTCTGTGTTTGATTGTGTCACATATATCTGCGACAAGCCAATCGTCCGGTTCATCTGCATACCAAAAAGACCAATCGTCAAACGCACCTTCGATTATCCAATTGTTTTTATAATACTCAGTCGCTTCTTCTATCATCAACTCGTCGAAGGTGTAAACAAAATACGGCTCGCCGCCGTCGTCAACATAGAAGTCGATGAAGTACACATCTATACCCTGCTTTTTTAATTCTTCAATCACTCTTTCTTTTACCACATTAATGTCTGTCATAGTCCAGTCTCCTGTCTAATTCTGCTTTTTCTAAGGTCATATTGTTATCTCCCTATCGGCACAGATATACAGCCATTTGCTTAAATTCGTCCATTTTATCTTTTGGAATCAAAAGGACTTTTTCGTTTTCGCTCATAACAGCTTCGTAGTTTTTGACAATTAAATCGCATATCTCCAACTCGCCCATAAGCGCGAGTTCTTCTACTGTTGCCATTTTGTCTTTAAGCGCAAGTTGTCTTGCATCCTTTATCATTCCGTTATAATTAAGGCAGTTGCTTAAATCTCTTCCGGTCATTCTTTACCTCCTTTCATTTTTGCTCCGCAGTTCGGGCAGTATTTATAGAACTTCTCAAACAGGCGGAAAGGCGCCATACCGCCGTTTTCGCTCACATCGAAATATCCTCCGCACTCGCTACATTCGGCGGCATCACCATCGGAAATAGGAATCCACTCACCGTACCCATGCATTACCTCTGAAATATCGGCAGTGGGAGCCTCTTTTAAAATTTTAACAGCGGCATTCCAGCCGTCTGCATAGCTTTTGTTTTCGAAAACATCTCGGTTGCATAAACCTATCCCAAGTGCGGCGCGGTCAATATAATCATTCATTCCGCTACCTCCGACCAGTCAATCTTCTGCCCACAGCAAGAACAGAATGAATCACGCACAGTTGGTAGTTCATCCGGATATAAAAGCCAATTATTGCATATCGGACATAAGTACCCGCTAATGTTTTTATAGCCCAGAGCTTTGCCGAAGTAGGGCTTCTTCGGTGCTCATTTCTCTTTACCTCCGTCCATTTCGACACCGGCAAGACGCGCTGAGTTTGCAGTCTTACTCATACCTTCAGCAAGACCACTAACGCTGACAGC